CGTAATAATCAAGCGGAGGCGGGTTAAAGATGTCGCAATAGCGATTCCAAATTCTTTCCTCAATACCTTCTAAGATAAGATCTTTTGCTTTTTGATATGACTTATCGTACTTCAGGAAGAAGCTGTCGTGTCCCATCAGGCCAGCAAAAGCTTTTGCCATATCTGCCTGAAACTGGTCAAATTCAGCACAGGTCATATCTTCTGCTATCAGCTCATCGAGCGAGCCATTGTCCTCGATGTAAGCTACCGTTAAAAGATCCTTGTGAGCAGATGTAAGCTCAACGCAACGATCCTCTGCATTTACCATGTCTTCCACGTTGTCATTAATTACTGTTACCAAAGATTCCATTGTTATTCCCCTCCTCTGTCTGAGTGTTCTTTAAAATGAGATAGTGTTTCTTCAAGACATCCATTAGAGACAGCTTCACAATATGATTTGACAAACTCTCTGGCTGTCTCGCCGCTTTCCAAATCATCGATGTAAAACTGGACAAGTTTCGGGTCAACTTCAATTGTATAAGAGACTTTGATTTTCATGCTATTCGCCTTTCCAGTAATCATTGTATGACTCTTCTGATACGCCCATCATTTTGCTGACTTTTTTATCGGAGATGAACTTCCAGCTATGATCGTCAGAACCGAGAAGAATCTTTGGGCCTACAAATTCTCGGCGTACTATACAGAAGCGGCGAATTGTCGCTTCAACATAGCCCGTCTTGGTATAGATAACTGGGTCGGACATTAAAGCGTAAGGACTCTTATCCTTAGAGAACATTATAAAGTCCAACATATGCGCCCAAGATAAAGGATGTGATATTGCTTTGTTCATCTTGCTTCCCCTAGTTGAGAAGAACATTGCGTCCTTCAATACCTGTAGTATACAGACACCTACACTTATATCAACTTTATTCCACTATCTTTAGATAAACAACAGCCACTCATCTGGATGCTCGCTCATGTCCATGCCAGCCTTGATAAGCTCCATCCTCTCAGGAGGCTCTATTACAGGCGCTGTGCAAGGTTTTGGGTTGGCTTGGAACATACCGCAGCCGTTGATCTTGAACAGAGCAGCAGACTCCTTGTAGCTGCCTTCTGGAGCATCGTTCTCCGTTGGCTCGTGGAATGCGTCCTGATCTTGAGGCTCGCCGCAGTGTGGGCAATAGACATTAAACATATTGATTCTCCTTTTGTCTTTTTTGTATTTCCGAGCAAATCGCTGCGCTGTTAGAATTCCATTCGGCAAAACTGGTGCGTCTGATAAAAGCTGGAGCTTTCTTAATTTTCTGGTCAGTCCTTTCGACATAATCCATAAGCTCTTGCGTTGAGTAACCTGCCATTCCTGTTACTGTTGCTTTCATGCTGATTCTCCTTATGCCCCCGCAGGGGCTGTGATTGGTTTAAACTGCGGTTGTCCAGTAAACGCCATGTTCACGACTATAGTTACCAATGCTGCGAATTCTTGTTTTGATTCCTTGATCTTTTAGTGTCTCTGAGAAAGCGAAAGCATCTCTGTAGCAATCAAATGTTTCTCTGTTTTTCTTCTCAGCTTTGACCGGAAAAAGATCAGTACCAAGGATCGCCGTAGCTCGCACCTTCATGTCTTCGCAATGAGCCAGCAGACCTGTTGCTCTGCGATGAATAGTGTATGTGAGATAAGTTTCAACAGCTTCTGCAAATGTGGGGAATGAATTGTAGTGGTCGTTCCTAGCAGCTATCTTGTAGCCTTCCTCGTCCATCATTCTTTTTTCTCTATAAGAACCGAAAGCGCCATTTGTGACCAACACACTGACCGGAACTGTTGCGATGTCGGCAGCAGTTATGGCTAAATCAAGATTCGCTTGCTCTTCCCAGCGTTCAATATTGGTGTCGAGATATTCGCGAGATATTTGAAGAGGCTGGCATCCTGCGCCTCTGCAAGTGCCGCTGAAGAAGCCATAATCGACCGTGTAACCGTGTTTCGCTATCGCACCTGTTTTCACGTTGATAGCGTGTTCGCGACCGCATAATTGGCAAGTTCCTGTGTGTGTGTGAGCCATTTTGTATCTCCATTGTTGAGAAGCGTTTTGCCTCTCCATGACCACCATTTTACTGGTATCACACGCACTGTCAACTCATTTCACACTTATTGATAGGAAAATGTCATTTAGATGGTTTGGGACACCTAGTCCTATCTTTCAGCATGATCCGCAGTATTACTATTACCAGAACTCTTCATCATCCGTGATTACTGAGTCAAGTCTCCTATGTGTCCGCATAAACTGGTTTGCCGCCCGTCCTTTGCTGGTTGGGCGCGATCCCATCACTCTCGGAACACTGCGCTATCTGGGCGTTTAAAGGCTACCCATAGGCCATATCGCTGAGTTTCGGTCAGGATTTATCACACCGGATTGCCAATATACTCCAAAACTATAGTGATGTACAATACCCAATATATGCTGGTGTAATGTAGTTTCCCTGCTACATCTTGTATCTCCCATCACGAGCCGATACTCTCCGGTACACCAGCATTCTTATTTATCAAACTTTCTTAAAACCAGCTTGCACATGATTTGCACATCCTGTAAAGTCGTGACTCCTTTAACGAGAAGATGGGAGTCTACTCATGCAAAACACGCACTTCTGGACGGCGTTTGGCGCTGCTCAAGTCAACTTCAGATCACCGAAGAAATCTGGCATTAATGCTTTTGCCAACAATCACGCTTATCACAAGCTGGAAGATCTTCTTCCTGCCGTTATTTCTGCTCTCAACGAAGAGTCGATTATCTTTCGCTTCGCAGACATTAATAAAGCGGATGAGGCTGGCACTCGTATCATTATGACGCATTTGCCTAGCGGCCAATCTCATGAGCAAGAATGCTTCGTTGACAAGAAAGAACGCAACGCCCAAGCAACGGGGGGCTGCTACACCTACGCAAAGCGTTATCTTCTGAGCAGTCTTTTCCTAATTTCAGATCCGAAGCTCGATGATGATGGCGATCATGCTACTCACGGCAATCGAAAGAAAACTGCGGCAAAACCAAAAATTGCTAGTGACGATGTTATCGCTAAGATTAAAAAAGATCTTGCCGAATTCAATATCCCAGAAGACAAGGCACTTGAGAAGGTAGGAGCTAAGACTTGGGTTATCACTAACGAGCAAGCAACAATTATTCAAGGCCGAATTGATCAACTCAGGTCTAAGAAATGAGAGTTCATTATGTCGAGCAAGGCACTGATAAGTGGCTGGCACTGCGAGCTGGTTGCATAACTGCATCTAGCTTTAAGTCCTTAGTCACCAGCCGTGGAGAGAAGACAGCCACCTCTACTCGTGACACCTATCTTAACCAAGTCATCGCTGAGAGGATGACAGGAAAGCCTGTAGACACGTTTAAGAATGCCGATATGGAAAGAGGCAACGAGCGTGAAGGCTCAGCAAGAGATCTGTTTGGTGCGATTATGGAGGTAGATGTCAAGGAAGTAGGATTTCACCTTCATGATGACTACGACATTGGCTGTTCTTCTGACGGACTATTCTGCTTAGACTCTGACACTGGAGTAGAAATTAAGTCACCACGAGCCTCTACCCATATTAAGTATATGCGTAACAAAAAGCTCCCTACTGAGTATATGCAGCAAGTCCAACTGAGTATGTGGCTGCTTGAAGTCGATAAGTACTTCTTCTTTAGCTACCATCCAGACCTAAAACCGCTGATCGTTGAAGTAAAACGCGATGATGAGTATATCGAGAAGGCTGTGCCGATTCTAATTGACGCAGCCAAATATGTTAAATCCGAAACGGAGAAGTTAAATGTCCAACCAATTTTCCACGCTTACAAGCGTTAATAAGAGCCAGTACGATGACAGCTACTATGCCTCTATAGACCCAGAGGCTCTAAAGTCTCTGCTTGCAGCTTATGAGCAAGGCGCTGTTAATCTTAATAAGAATGGCAAGATCAGTCTTAAAGGCTGGAAGAACGAATCTAAGGATGGCGGTCAGCCATACATATCTCTGAAGTGGGCAGCTCCGCTTGAAAGCTCACCAGCGGCTCCGGCGGCTCCAGCGGAATCAGCGACATTTGAGGACATACCATTCTAATGAAAGTTATAGACCTTAAAGAAGCAGATATCAAGAGAACTGCATCGCGGAGCAAGTACGTTGCGCGTTGGCTTGAAATTTCAGAGACAGAAGCTCTGTCTTTTGATGATTATGAAGATATGAGGACTGCGTACTATTCGATAAACAGCTATTGCCGAAACCACAAAACAAAATACAAGGTGAAGCAGTTTTCGGATCAGGCTGCTGAGCGTTATCTGGTATTGAAGGTTAGAGAATGAAAATAACCGCTGCTGATAAATTTTTTAGCAAGTGTGTGAGATCCAGAACGAACTGGTGCTGCGAAGCCTGCGGCACACAGTATGAGGAAGGATCTCAAGGACTGCACTGTAGCCACTACTTTGGGCGCAGAGCATACGCTGTACGTTTCGATCCTATGAATGCTTTCGCTCATTGTTTTGGCTGTCATCAGAAGCTGGGAAGTAATCCTAATGACTTCCAGAGATGGGCGCTTAATGCTTTAGGTGAAGGAGCGATAGATATTTTACAAGAGAAGCGTGAAAACATCAGTCTGGCTAAAGACTATAAGAAGAACCTAAAAGACGTTGCCAAGCACTACAAAGAGCAATTTGAGCTAATTCAAGCAGCACGAAAAGAAGGCAACGATGGAAGAATCGAATTCGTGGGATATATTTAATATGAGCGTAAACGAAGGTCAGCACTGGATAGTTAACTCAGATCACGCTATGAAGATGTTCAAAGAGCATATAGACAAGCTGTATGCC